CGTAAGGCGGCGGACACGGTATTTTACTACCCTTGCAATCCGTTCCATTATCACGGCCAATGTTTCACTTCCACCCCCGGCGGCTCCACGGCTCCGCTTTAATGTGCCCACACCCTCTTTCCACTCCGCAAATCCGCTTTGTGCGTATGCTATGGCGTGTCTGTCTGCTCCTGTCAATGTCGGTGCAACGTCCTTGTTTATGCCTGTCTGGTTTCCGCCGTTGCTACTTTTCCGGCCAATCACGTTTCCGGCAATCGTATAAACAGGCAAAAGATAAAGCCCTGTTTTCCCACCGCCGCCCCCTGCACGTCCCATAAGTGTTACGCTCTTTGTGGCATTTATGTAAATTCTGTCTGCGGTTCGGCCAAAATCTAATTTCATTTGTCCGCCTGGTTCCTCTGCCATTCCTCTGCAATCCGTTCCAACAACGCTATTTTCAATATGGTTGGGATTTCCTTTTGCTTCTCCTGTGCCCTGCGAATGATACCCCAACACGCTTTCGCACTCAAAAAGTATTTGTCCGGCACGTCCGCTTCCAAAATCGCTGACAAGGTAGATACGTTTTCTACGTTGGGGCACTCCCCAAAATTGAGCATCAAGCATCCGCCATGCGGTACACTGAACCGCCCCCCCCTGCTCTCTCAATTCCAACCATTCCGGCATTTTCCCATTTTCCACTTTTAGGCATTGGAATGTTGCTTTCTGTGATTTCTTCCAGGACCCGGCGGAAATCTTCGCCTTTATTGCTTGAAAAAGCCCCGGCCACATTTTCCCATATAATGTACTTTGGATATTCTCCATTTGTCTTTTTCCTCATTTCCCTTACTATCCGCACCGCTTCCATAAACAGGCCGGAACGGGCACCGTCAAGCCCCTTTTGCCCCCCTGCAACGCTTAAATCCTGGCAAGGGCTTCCAAAACTGATAATGTCAACCGCCGGAATACTTCCCCCGTCAATCTCGGTAATATCTCCCAGGTTCTCCGCATCCGGGAAGTGCCGCTTTGCTATCTCTATGCAATTCGCTTCAATCTCGCTTATCCATACGGTCTTTATTCCCTGCCGTTCTGCTGCCAGTGGAAAACCTGCGATACCGTCAAAAAGGCTTCCCAGTGTCATGTTAAGTTCCTCGCTTTCTTAATTCTTCATTTTCATGTATGCCACTTTTTCTTCCTTAGTAAAGAAAACCGCCCGTGTTGCTATTCCTGCATTATCCAGTTTTTCTTTTATATTTCTGGTTTCCATGCGGTAAAAATTTTCTCTTACACTTCCGCAAGGTTCTGCATAGTCCAACGGCTGTGCTTTTGTGTCCAAAAGGTCTTTTAAAATCCTGGCTGTGGTTTCTCCATACTGCCGGAAAACTCCCCTTTCAATAAATGTTTTTTGCCAAATAAACAATTTGAACCCCAGGGCTTTTTCCACCGCTTCCAATTTTCTTTCCACATCCGGGTCCGTGCTTAACGGTCTATATATCCAACTTTCCTGCTGCCGTATTGCTTCTTTCTCTGGTTTCTTTGTTTCTCCTACCTCTTCAATGAAAATAAGTGCTGAATACTCAACCTCGTGCCCCACAATTTCTTTCCCTCTCATTTTAGGAACTACCGCCGTTTTGTACTGCGTGCATACTTGCTGTAAAAATGGTGCTTTTGAGTTTTCAAACTCTCTGTTTATTTTTTCTGCCAGTCCGTCTATTGTGGTATCTCTTAATATTTTGGCTTTCATGTTAAGTTCCTCGCTTTCCTGCTACTGTCTTAAATCGTCCTCTGTGCTACCTCTGCCCTGTACGGTTCGCCGCCACGCTTCATTTCATTGTAAATAGTCGCTCTATGCACGCCCACCGCTTCTGCAATCTCTGTAACCCTTGCCCCGGTTTTAAGCATCTTTTCAATCTTTTCCCTATCTGCAAAGGTCAGTCTTTTGTTTCCTTTTCTCATGTTTTCCACCTTTCTTTCTGTTTTTTTTTGCAATAAAAAAAGAGTGCAACAAGAGTTTTTTATTTCTCTTGTTACACTCTCTCGATTTAATTTATAAATCAGATGCAACAACTTATTTACTCTTGTTGCATTTGATTTTACAACTTACCTTTATATTTTGTCAATAGTTATGCAACAAGTTTTTCAAAAAAATTATGCCAGTTTCCTTATTTCCTCTTCAAAGAGTTTTGCCGCTGTTTGAAACTCAAAAATCCCCCTTGGATAATTATTTATCCAGGTTTCTATATATTCAATGTCCCTGTCCTGTTTTTCGTCAAAATCTTCCCCTTTTGGAATATGGCGGCGGATTAGTCTATTTGTGTTTTCATTGCTTCCACGTTCCCAACTACTGTATGGATGACAGTAAAACAGAAATGTTCTTTTCTCTCCTGGGTGTATTGCTGACTTTTCCAGGCCGTCACAATCCGAAAATTCCACGCCGTTATCAACCGTAATGCTTCTGAATATGTTTTTGAACATATCGCCCCATTTCCGTTCTATTCTGTCCAGGGCATCCACCACGCTTTCTGCTTTCTGGTCCTGCAATTTTACTATTATTTCATTTCTGGTCTTTCTCTCTGTCAAAACAAGCATACAGGACTTTGTTACCCCTCTTTTGCCTTTCACGGTGTCCATTTCCCAATGTCCAAACACTTCCCGGTTTTCCACCTCTTCCGGGCGTTTTTCAATGCTCTGCCCTGCTGCCGCCCGTTTCTGTACCTTTACTTTTTTATTGTGTTTCTTTCTCTTTCCTTTCACTGGCAAGTCCTTATTTGTCAATTTCAGAAAAATGCCGTCATCAATATACCTGTAAAGTGTCCGCACACTTATGGTTGTTTTAAATTCAATTCCGCTTTGTGCCACTGCTGCCAGTGCGGCTTCCGGGCTGTATTTATCATTCACAATCTTATTTTCTATATACTCCGCAAGCGGCAAATCATTTCCTATTTTAATACTTCGCCCTTTCCCCTGGGCGTTCCAGTCATGTGCCTTTTGCCCTAAATCACTGCTGTAACGTATCTCTTCTGTGTAGTCACTATTTCTGTGTGTATAGGCTCCCCTTTTTCTTTCTCTCCAAACGGTTGTTCTGTGTACTCCTAAATACTTTGCTACCTCTTCCGGCATATGCCCGGAATTTAACATGGTTTCCATTTTAATTCTATCGCTTTGTGTTAAGTGTTTTCCCATAAATTCATCCCCCGTAAAGTAGAAACAGACACGGAAACACCGTGCCGCTTCTTTTTTTATTTTTCTATTTTATTTCTTCCCGGAAAGTGATTTATAAGAAATTTCAACAGTTATGCTAAACTCTGTTTCATAATCATCTAAATAATAGCGATTCCCGTCATATCTAAGAATTTTATATTGTCCGCCGGAAACTCTGGCGGTTGCGTCTTTAATATTTCCGCTTTCAATAAGTTTCTTTATCCGTTCTGTGCTTCTCCCTTGCTTAATATCCCCTATATGGACATTATGCACAAGTACTTGTATCTCTCCACCCCCCCCTATACAAAATGTAGGTGTTGCAAGTAATTCGTATTCAAATATTTTTTCATCATCTCTGCAATCTTCAATCAAAGCCTTTTTAGAAAGTTTATAGTCCTCGTTTTTATCAACAATTTCCATAACTTCTTTCATATGTTTTTCCAGGTTGTCCAGTCTAAACTTCTGCGCTTTTATAACACTCTTCGGCTTTTCCTGCTCTATTGGTTCCACTTCCTTGCTTTCTGTTTCTACTTCCGGCCTTTCTATCTCCTGGATTTCTTGTTTTTTTGAAAATAGCTTGCTAAATATTCCCATGTTAAATTCCTCGCTTTCTGTTTTGGTTTTCCTCTCTTTCTATATGATTTATTATATGGTTTCCCACATTATTTTACAATCTTTTTATGCAATGGTATGGACATTGTGGGGTCCAGGCTCCCATTTCTATATTTTGATTAGGACGGTTCCCCATCGCCCAGGCGTGCCGCCTGTTTGCCTGTCCTGCTTGCACGCCGCCCGGTTCGCATTAAACCCTGGCTGTAACTTGTCAACCTACACCGCAACGCCCACCATTGCAACCCGTCAACTGTTTATAGGGGCTTCGGACCCTCACGCCGCCCATGGACAACGTGGCCGTTTTAATTGCCGGGCGGTACAGTGGCCGCCCCGGCT